ATACTGTATCTCCTTGGTTGTAGTGACGGATGGTCCGTCAGTAGTTGATTGGATTATAGATTGCACTGTATCCCTACCTTTGTCAACATCAGGTTTGTATCTACGTAAACAAAACTTGTGATACTCTGTCTGCCATGCCTTGTCAGGACGCCTAGCATCCCTATCCCTAGAGTGTATCACGCTATGACCACCCGCCAGAACCATACACAAGGTATATAGTACCTACAAAGATGACTATGATAGCCAATAGCTCACACACTCTATCAAAAATATCTTTCTTGTCCATCATGTATAGTCCTTCTGAACGTCAAACCCAGCCGCTTCCGCATACCCTGCTAGGTATTCAGCTATCTCTACAGCAGACATACGGTCTTCCGTTACCTTAACCCCATGATACGTACCTTCAGGCCAAAAGTGAGGCTCTGGTTGGCGGCGATACCAGAAGTCTGCATTACCCCTATCAAAGGGGGAGCCGTGTGATTTATCTGTGATGACGGATGGTCCGTCAGTAACAATATCAGTCCACTTTGTGATAGTCATTTGCCTACTCCTTCCAAGTGTTTACCCAACGCAATGTACACCTTGGATATGTCAGGGTCCGAGAATACAAAGCTGTCATTACACAGCAGCGTATTGTACCCATGACGTACCTCTATCGTGAACGCACCACAGTGTAAGTCGATGTCTACACGTTGGGTTGATTTACTTTCTTTTTCTTGAAGCCCCAACGCTTCGTTAATCTGAGCCAGTTCCTCATCACTATAAAATAGATTAGTCATTTGTATTCTCCTTGCTTACGTTGTTGTTGTTGTTGGCTACCCTATCAATAAACAGGATAGCCAGATGTTTGTCAATAGCATTTAGGATTCGCTGGCTCTAAAGACAATTCCATGTCAAGCACATGCCAGCCATGAGGCATACATAGGTACACATCATCATCTAACAAGCTCACAGCTATGTCACCTACAGACATAGAGGGGTGATTACCCATAGATACCACGTTAACGCCCTCGCCAATGTGATTGTTACCCGCATTAAAGACTTGCTCTAAGGTGACGGACCCTCCGTCAGTAGCACTGATTAACATGGTCCTCTGGTAGAGGCCAAGGTTCAAGGCAGCAGTGACGCGCTCTTGAGCGTTATCCGGGCTAGGGAATAGCAAACCCATGTAAGCTTTAGCAAAAGAGCTTTCAGGGTGTCTATTCACAGCGTCCACTTGCGCTGTGCTCATGGGACGCTGGTAGATCATAAACATGATGTAATCTCCTTGGTTGGTTGGTGACGGACAATCCGTCAGTAGCGGCTCTAATCTTGAACCATAACAACAACCCCATAAAGAGCAGGGTTGCTGATATAAGTCAAGCTTTATCGGCGTAATCTTGTGCTTTCTTTAAAGTATTGGGCAAGCTTTCGGCGCTAACATAGCCTTGCACATCATCATGATAGTACGAATCTTCGTAAGCCCACTTATCATGTAGCCAAAAGCCTGTATTAACGAACTGGTCATCCTTGAATAGGGCAACCTCGACATGATGCATGTATGCACTACCCGCACCTACATCTTGTGACATAGAAAACGTGTAACCGTTACCTAATGTTAGTTTAATATTCCGCATTGCCTTACTCCTTGGTTGTAGTGACGGACCGTCCGTCAGTTAAAGTTAATCCATAACAACAACCCCATATAAAACAGGGTTGCTGATATAAGTCAACCTTTATAGTCGAAAAACTCCTCAACGTCATCCGTTATGTTAACGGGGTATATTTCATGCTCGGCCTTGTATATGTAAGGCTCCTTGCCTTCAGGGTATCCGTCAGACGCCCAATCGTGGCGGCAGTCAAGATAGTCCGATGTAGCCGCGAACTTGTTATCATATTCACGTGTATCCTCGAAATCTTGATGATACATTACAACGTGATACGTGGTTTTCGTTATGCGATTTTTAACTGTAGACATGTGTACTCTCCTTGGTACGGGTTGAATGTTTCACGTGAAACAATGTGTGAAACAAGAGGTTAATAACAAGCCCCGAAGGGCTTGCAGTTAACTCCTCGCTTTTAGGCTTTGCCTTTGTTCTGGCTACGCAATTCCTTAGCGAATGTGTCCTTGTCTAAGCCGTGGACGGCGATCATGTCGAGTACATATGCAGCCAGTTCCGCTTCCGTCATGGCCTCGGCAAACGGGTGATTTTCAGTGACGGATGGTCCGTCAGCAGCAGCAGCAGACTTGGCCTTGCCTTTTCCTTTGGAAACATTGCCAGCCGATGCCGCTTTGCCCTCGTTTTTGGCTTTCTTGTTTTCGTTCCGAAAGCGCTTCACAATCGCTGAGTTCTTAAGATCGACTTTCCAATCGTCCCGCTTTCTGAGGCGAAGGATTGCAGGGAAATTAGAGGCGATCACCATCATGTCATTACGATCACGGCGATCGACATTGCCCAAACCCGTTTTCATGATTTCGGTGTGAAAGATTTGATCGGATTTGTGAAGTGAACGGATGCCAAGAAATATCGAGCCAAGCTCATTGTATCCGTCAAGCATGGACTCAGCCTGAAGGCACAGTGTGTCAAATACGGCTTCACCGTGGGCTACAGCTTGGGCTTGGGTAAACTGTGTGCCGTTGAATGTGAAAGTGCCAGTGACCGTTGCAGTTGCTGTGTTGTTAGTCATGTCGAAAACTCCTTGTTTGTGGCGTTGTTGCCGTTTCGATGTCTTAACTTCTGCCCGATGGTCCGAAAAAGGTCAAGCTCTTTTCCCGTGCATTATGCGAAAGAAAAAGGAGGATGGTGACGGACGGTCCGTCAGAAGCCGATTTTAGTGAGAACGAATTAGCAACACCAGTGAGAACGAATTAGCAACACTGCCTCGCGTGACGTTATGTGATGACACATGATGTAGGCGTTATGCGCTAGGGGTAGGCATTATGTGACGTCATGTCATACGTTACATGCATAAATCTGCCTGTTCTATGCGTCGGGCGTATGATCACATGTAATACGCGCATATGTAAGCATGTAATGATACCTAATCAGTAGGAAAACCTATAGAAAACAACAGCTTAGGCTCATATATGCCCACATTATGCGTCCAAGCGCACATGATGACCCGCACAGACGGGTACGGGCGAGGGCCACCCCCCCGTTAGGCGTTACGTATGTATGTACACTGCAACACACGGGGTTTTTCAATAGCACACGCTTACGTTGTAGAGCACATTTATGCTTGACTCGGTAGTAAATCTCCTGTATCATACTTTTATGTACACTGAGATAGCTAATTGTTTCACGTGAAACATTAAGAAGACATAGAAGTTTCCTATACGAAACATATAGTGGAGACATTTATGGTACATATATCATTATTCCTACAGATCAGCCAAAAGAGAGGCTTGACATAGGGTAATATCTGTGTAAAACTACGTAGTAGTAGTAGCCTATGTATACATTTAAAGTATACAGTTATGTATAAACCAAAAAATAGTATACTACTCTTTAAATCAGCCTAAGAATAGTTCACATTAATGTATACATACACTAACAATCCTTTTTATTTTAACCTTAATTAAAAATAGTAGTTGACAATGTCTAAAAAAAGAGTAAAACTTACTGCAAGTGAGAATGTAATAGAAGAGTATTACAAAGCTCTTGTATCAAACAACCCTCGTTCTGTATTACAAGTACACATTCCTAAGTCAGACGTCTTTTATGTACGTAAAGCCATAGAAGAAGCGACAGGGGAAAGATATACTTTAGACCATGTAGAACGTTCTATGTATTTAGAGGGCCATTTATCTCGTAATGAGGTATTAGACCCGGATAGACCTAGAGGATACTGTAGTTACGATGCCTAGACAACACTTTGATGATTGGAAAGTAATGCCACGGCTAATGATGCTTGTGGTTACGCTGTTAACTTACCAAGTTACACATTGGTACATGGGTTTACCTGATCCTACCATACAGCAGAGTGGACTTGTATCAGTTGTAATGGGTGCATTAACTGGTTGTTTTGCAATATGGATGGGTAAAGAATAATGATAGGACAACTCATAGGTAGCCTTACAGGTTTAGCCACAAGTATCATTGATGGTAAGACCCAGATTAAACTCACAGAAGCTGAGATAAAAAAGAAACAGCTTACAGGTGAGTTAGATTGGGACTTGGAAGCTATGAGGGCTACTGAGAACTCATGGAAGGATGAATGGATTACTTTGTTGTTTAGCATTCCGCTTATCTTAGCTTTCTGTGGTGATTGGGGTAACGACATAGTAGCACGTGGGTTTGCAGCGTTGGAGGTTATGCCTCAGTGGTATCAGATTGCGTTAGGTGGTATTGTAAGTGCATCCATAGGAATGCGTTCAGTGAGTAAGTTCTTTGGAAAGAAATAACAATGTCCTAAAAATGCCACAGTTAAGCGACATAGACAGGCAGTTTATTACATTAGAAAAACAACAGCAAGAAATACGAGAGCAAGCAAAGCTCATAGAGGAGAAACGAAATGGGGTTTAAGTTATCATCACGTAGTATTAGTAGGCTTGAGGGTGTTGATTCAGGACTAATAACTGTAGTTAATGCAGCTATAGACATGACTAAAGTTGACTTTGGTGTAACTTGTGGTATGCGTACAGTAGCCGAGCAGGAAGCTTTGGTTGCAAAGGGTGCATCACAAACTATGAAAAGCAAACACTTAGAGGGTCGTGCAGTAGACCTTGTAGCTTACGTTGGTCCTAACGTTACGTGGGCTTTGAATATGTATGACGATATAGCTGACGCTATGGCTGACGCTGCACGTATTCACGGTGTAGCTATTAAGTGGGGAGCAGCTTGGAGTGTAGGCAACATTGCTGAGTGGGACGGTTCTATGGAGGATGCAATGAATGCATACGTAGACCTTCGCCGTTCACAAGGTCGTAGGCCCTTTATTGATGCTCCCCATTTTGAACTTATGTAAGCAGTATGTACACGTTTGTTCTTATGGTGTATCTAGGTACAACTAGAGAACTAATAGAGGATACGATGGTGTTTAACAATATAGAGCATTGTAACTACTACGCTAGAGAGATAACTAAGAGATACAGCACACACGGTATAGCTCCTGAAGATAGGGTTGTAGCTTATTGTTTACCTAAAGTCAGGGAGCTAAAATGAGTATTACATATAGAGGTGAAAAGTTTGCAGGTTATAACAAGCCGAAGCGTACCCCTGATCACCCGAAAAAAAGTCATGCCGTACTTGCAAAAGAAGGTAAGACCATCAAGCTCATCAGGTTCGGTGAACAGGGAGCGAAGACCGCCGGGAAACCAAAGTCAGGTGAAACGGACAAGATGAAAAAGAAACGTGCATCCTTTAAAGCAAGACACGGTAAGAACATTAAAAAAGGTAAACTAAGTGCAGCATATTGGGCTGATAAAGTAAAATGGTAGCACGTATGTGTACTGCCTCTATTTGGAGATAAATTAATGATGAATAAAAAGAAAGCTGGTGCCTATATGGGTGGTGGCATGGCTAAAAAGAAAAAACCTATGGCGGCAACAGGTTACAAAGAGGGTGGTGACACTAAGAAAAAAGAAACTTTTGGTCAGGCGTTTAAACGTAGCCGTAAAAAGTTTATAAATAGTGGCAGTGCTGCAGACTACACCTTTAAACACAATGGAAAGTCTTACAACATTCTTCAAAAGGGTGAGACTAAAGCTGGTGTAATGAAAAAGTTCTCTGCACCTAAGACATCTGTACGTCCTAAGACACGGCCTAGTGCAGGTATCTCTGCTAATACTAAGAAGAAGATTGAAGAGACAGTTAGAAAAGTAGCTACTCCTTCTGCAACTACTTCTAAAGACAAAGGTAGTTCATATGAAGAAAGGCAAAAGCAATTACGTAAGGATAAAGCAGCCGCTGCAAAGCGCAGAGGTATAGGCGCAGGTTCTTTTGCAGGTAAGGGTGCAGGTAAAGATAAACCTAAAGCCAAACCTACACGTAAAGCTGATGGTGTTCCCGCTAGGTTGCGTGAAAAAACAACTGATGGACTTCCTAAAGGTATTGGAGGGATGCTTAATCGTAAAGATGAGCCGGGCGCACCTTTCTTAGGATCAAAGGGTGGTAAATCTGCTAAAGCAAAAGCTGCTAACAGTGCAAAAGTTGCTGCAGGACAAGCTAAGTATAGAGATAGAGGAACACCTGTACAGCTTACTCTTTCACGAAGAAACTTGCGTAAGTTTAAAAAAGACCCGTCTTCTTTGACTAAGATAGAAAAAGATCGTTTATTTAAAACTTTAAAGCGTCAAGGTGTTGCTATTCCTAAAGGTCTTTCTGGAAACAATCGGTAGGACTTAATAAATAAATTGCATAACGGGGTTGCAATCTTGTATGTAGTCCTGTAACATAAAGCATGGTATAACTATCTCTGGTAATACATAGAGGAGTTATACCATGTTTAAGAAATTTATCAAAGTACTACAAGAGAGCCAACAGCGCAGAGTACAATACTGGCAGTTACACAATATGTCAGATGCCTCTCTTAAAGACATTGGAGTCACACGTGGTGAAATCAAGCAGAAGTTCTACGGCAAAGACTGTATCTAAAGCGAAACCTAAGAGAGGCTACGCTAAGGGTGGGTCAACAGTAAATGCGGCAGGTAATTATACTAAGCCTAGTATGCGTAAGTCTCTTGTCGCATCCGTTAAGGCTGGCGGCAAAGGAGGAAAGCCCGGCCAGTGGTCGGCTCGTAAAGCTCAAATGGTTGCCAAGCAATACAAAGCAAAAGGTGGAGGGTACACGTAATGAAAGTAGACGCACCTAAAGGTTATCATTGGATGAAACAAAAAGATGGCAGCTTAAAACTAATGAAGCATGACGGTAAGTTTGTTCCTCACAAGGGGGCAAGCCTTACTGCTAACTTTGCTGTACAGAAAAAACACAATGCCAAACAAAAGTAAAACAACTAAAGCAAAGAAAAAGCCAACCGCCAAGATGAACTCTGGCGGTTTAGCTTCAAGTCAAAAGAGCCTTAAGTCGTGGACTAAGCAGGATTGGAGAACTAAAAGTGGTAAACCTTCTACGCAAGGTCCAAAGGCTACAGGAGAACGTTACTTGCCAGCTAGTGCTATTAAGGCTATGGGTGCTGGTACGTATGCTGCGTCTTCAGCAAAAAAGAGAGCAGATACAGCAAAAGGTAAACAGTTCTCTAAGCAGCCTAAGAAAGCGGCTAAAGCGTCTAGGGCGCACAGGAGAATAACGTGAGCAAAAAGTTAAATGAAAAGCAACAACTCTTTATGCAGGTCTTGTTTGATGAGGCCCAAGGAGATGTTGTACAAGCTAAGAAGTTAGCAGGTTACTCAGATGGTACTGCTACACGTATAATAGTTGAAGCTTTAAAGGATGAAATCTTTGAGGCTACTAAAACTTATATGTCTAGGCTTGGCCCTAAAGCTGCTGTAGCTTACGGTAGTGCACTTATGGACCCTACACAGTTAGGCATTAAAGAGAAAATGGTAGCAGCAGGGCAGATACTAGATCGTGCTGGTGTTGTTAAAACTGAAAAGGTTGCTGTTGAGTCTAGTGGTGGATTGTTTATCTTACCACCTAAAGAGGGCAGTGATGCCTGACTTCTTTGCTGAAAACGACTTAGGCTTTTGGATGTTACCTAAGCCTGACAAGATGAAGAAGTGGGAAAGAATACCAAGGTTAGTCAAACCTGTGCCTTGGGGTTACGAGATAGACCCTGATAACAAAGAATGGTTAAATCCTATCGTTAGAGAACTAGAACTATTAGAGCTTGCAAAGAAACATTTAAAGCAGTATAGTTATAGAGAAGTTTCTGCTTGGTTAACTACACAGTCAGGTAGAAGTATATCTCACATGGGTTTAAAGAAAAGAGTAGACATTGAGCGAAAACGTAAAACAGTTGCTAGAATTAAACGTGAGCTTGCCAAAAGGCTCCAAAAAGCCATCTCGCATTACGAAACGCTTGAAAAAGAAAGGGTCGGCTACTACACCCAAGCCAACTAAAAAAGTTTCACGTGAAACAAAACAGAAGGTTCCTGCTACTCCTATAGCTCAACCCTTTGATGTAGAGGAAGCGCAGAACATTGTCTTCAAACCTAACGCAGGGCCACAGACAGACTACTTAGCTTCTAGTGAACGTGAGGTTTTATATGGCGGGGCAGCGGGTGGAGGTAAGAGTTACGCTACACTAGCAGACCCTTTACGCAGTCTTAACCATAAAGACTTCAGTGGGTTACTTGTACGGCATACTACAGAAGAACTTAGGGAGCTTATACAGAAAAGTCAAGAGTTGTACCCTAAAGCAATTCCCGGTATTAAGTGGTCAGAGCGTAAGTCACAATGGGTTACACCTAGAGGTGGGCGCATTTGGATGAGTTACCTAGACAAAGACCAAGACGTTATGCGCTACCAAGGACAGGCGTTTAACTACATTGCATTTGATGAGTTAACACAATGGGCTACACCGTTTGCGTGGAACTATATGCGCTCACGCTTACGTAGCTCCGCACCTGAGTTAGGCTTGTATATGAGAGCTACAACTAACCCCGGTTCTATTGGGCATCAATGGGTAAAGAAGATGTTTATTGATCCTTCTAAACCTAACAAGCCTTTCTGGGCTACTGATATTGAAACAGGGGAACGCTTAGAGTACCCTAAAGGCCACACTAAAGCAGGACAACCTTTGTTTAAACGTAGGTTTATACCTGCCAGTTTGTTTGATAATCCTTATCTAGCTGACAGTGGTGACTACGAAACTATGCTTTTATCTATGCCAGAGCATCAACGCAAACAACTATTAGAAGGAAACTGGGATGTCAATGAGGGTGCAGCGTTCCCTGAGTTCAACAGAAAAATACATGTTGTTGACCCTTATGACATACCTAATAGCTGGACGAAGTTCAGAGCTTGCGATTACGGCTACGGCAGTTGGACAGGTGTTGTGTGGTTTGCTGTGTCTCCCTCAGAGCAACTGGTAATATACAGAGAGATGTATGTCACCAGAGTTACAGCTACAGACTTAGCTGATATGATCTTAGAGGCAGAGGCAGACGATGGCACCATAAGATACGGCGTGTTGGACTCGTCCCTCTGGCATAAAAGAGGTGACACTGGGCCTAGCCTAGCTGAACAAATGATTATGAGGGGCTGTCGCTGGAGGCCGTCTGATCGTTCAAAAGGGTCTAGGGTTTCAGGTAAAAATGAGATACACCGCCGTTTGCAGGTAGATGAGTTTACTGAGGAACCCCAACTCGTATTCTTTTCTACCTGCACCAACTCTATAGCGCAACTACCTAGTCTACCGTTAGACAAACGCAATCCAGAAGATGTTGATACAAATGCAGAAGACCACTTGTATGATGCTATACGTTACGGTATAATGACTAGACCACGAAGCTCCCTATGGGATTTTAATCCTGCAACACAGAGAAGCGGCTTTCAAGCTGCTGATCCTACATTTGGATATTAAGTATGGACCCTGAAGATTTTACAAACGACTTTGAACAGAACTTAGAATCTGCAGAATCGGCACACATTAAAGATGTTACTACTCAAGCTATGTCTGATCCTAAAGCAGGACACATTATTGAGTTAGTTATGAGTAAGTTTAAGAAAGCTGAAGATGCAAGGTATATTGATGAACAGCGATGGATGGGTGCCTATCGTAACTATAGGGGTATATACAATACTGAAGTACAATTTACTGAGGCTGAAAAGTCAAGAGTATTTGTAAAGGTTACTAAGACTAAAACACTAGCTGCTTATGGTCAAGTAGTTGATGTATTGTTTGGTAACAAAAAGTTTCCTCTTGCTATTGATCCTACTACACTACCAGAGGGTATTCAAGACTCAGTGCACTTTGATACCAACCCTCAAGCAGAACAAGGTGCAAGTGAGTTAAAAGAAGCCTTTGATCCTGTACCTTTGTTTAATAGTGATACTGTACTTGAGCCGGGAGATACTGTTGTATCTTTGCGTGAGCGTGTTGGTGGTATGTTTAAAAAGTTACAACCTGTTGAAGATAAACTAATAGATGGTCCCGGCACTGGTCCTACTGCAGTAACGTTTAGCCCTGCTATGATTGCAGCAAAGAAGATGCAAAAG